ATGCGTTTCTTTTAATTCAGCAATACGAGCAATACCCGTCATTCTTAATTTTTCAGATTCAGCTAATTGCAACATATAGCCTCCAATTAACGCCCGAATAAACGGCGTAATATTGGTGTCTTCTTTGCAGAGGACAATTCTTGTAAAAGCGCCTTTTGATTACTTCCCGGCTTCCAGCGCTGGCCGTTCTTCAACTCCAGCACACCGTTACCGAAATGGCGCAGGTTTACCGGGCTTTGCTGTTTTAACAATGGGGCAATAGAAATAATCATAAAGACACCTCAGCTCAAACCGGCGACAGCACTCAATCCGCTAATAACATCAACGGTTGAAGCAAGCGCAGGGGTTGACTGAATGCGACATTGCACTGTCAGGCCAATCAGTGACAGGTGGCGAATCGCAGTATTGACGGTATCCAGCAGAGAGGATTTGCGGGAAGCGGTCTTATGGTCGCCTTGAACGGCGGCAGCGGCAATCAAGCCAACAGCAGCAGTAGCATGTAACGCATAAGTTGGGATATTACCGGCACAGGCTTCATTGACTGGCACCGATGGCATGCAATTGATTTGGGCCAACATGGCATCAATCAAGCTGGCGTCTTCTGTTGCATCTGTGACCGCAAGCAACTCAGTAACAGTAAGCTGGTGCGGTTGCTCCGGGTTGAGCTTGTTCCGTAACGTTTGCGCATTCATATCCAACTGTTTCGCCAACTGCGTCAGATTATGGCGCGTTGGAAACTGGCGGCATGCATTGTCAAAGTGCGGATGTTTAGAAACAGAAAAATCAAACATGGTTAGAGTCACCCTAAAGATTCAGAATGAATTAAACAGAAAGCGAAATGTTGCACCCAGAAAGGGCCTGTACGATTAACTTGGCCATGTTGACTTCAACTGCGGCCTTTGGCTTATCACCTTTCGGTTTTATTGGTAATCGGCCATCAGCAACCATGTCTCTTGCTGTTTCAATTGATAAGGAATGTAAACGACAATACTCAGCAAGGGGCAAATAAGGCGTAGGGATGACGATTGTAATGTTTGGTCTCATGGGGCATGATCTCCGGTTAAGTTAAGCTCACTAATATTCACCAATATTCACTAATGGTTAAGTCTCAAACCGGAGATTACTTAACTAATCGTGAATAGTCAACGTGGAATCATCGAAATGTTAAGTGTAAATTTTGAAACAGGTGGGGGGGAAGTCCTCGACAGGATCATTGAAGCGTATGGTTTCACATCAAAAATTGACTATTGCAATCATCTAAATGTTTCTGCTAGTAGCTTATCTATGCGCTACAAGCGCAACATTTTTCCATCAGACTTAGCTATCAGGTGCATAGCTGAGACTGGTGTCAATTTGGAATGGCTTGTTACTGGGGCGGGTAGAAAATTTGATGATGGACAGTTAGATATTTTCAAAATACCTAAAAAGAAACTGATTGATGGGCAACTATTTGATGCTAACTACTTAATGTTTGATAAGGCTTTTTTTCTTCCATCTCAACCACAGATGAAAGAGCCACAAGTAATCCTTGATGGTGAAATCCAATATATCGCTGACTGTAAATTTGCAGAAGTGTACGACGGTAAATGGCTAGTAGATATTGAGGGAAAAATCAGCATTCGCGACTTAACTCGTATCCCGATTCGGAGAGTTAGAGTTAGTGGTGTTGGCATGGCGTTTGACTGCGAGTTAGATGATATAAAAGTATTAGCCCGTATCGTAATGACTTGCTCTTAAAACCAGAAATTTAAAGGATTCAAGCATGATTAATTCTAAAATCCCTGAATCTAAAGAGTTAGGTGTGCAATGGCTGTAACAAAACTCGCTACGGGGAAATGGCAAGTACAGTGTTTCCCTAATGGACGGGATGGGCGACGAATACGAAAACAATTCTCGACTAAAGGGGAAGCGTTAGCGTATGAGCGCCATGTCAAAGATGAAGCCGAACAAAAACCGTGGTTGGGCGACAAGCAGGACAAGCGAACTGTTTCTGATTTAGTTGATACATGGCATAGAGCACATGGCGTCACATTAGAAGACGGTGATAGAAGAAAAGATGCAATGACCTATGCCTATGAGTCTATGGGTAAACCTTTAGCGACTGAGTTCAACGCCAAGCTGTTCTCTCAGTATAGAGAGAAACGTTTAAGCGGAGAATTGCAGCGTAATACACGGGTAAAAAAAGTTAGTCCACGCACTGTCAATCTTGAGCTGGCTTATTTCAGAGCCATGTTTAATGAGTTAATTCGACTGGATGAGTGGAAAGCTGAACACCCTTTAAAAAATGTTCGCCCCTATAGAACAGATGAGAGTGAAATGGCGTTTCTTCGGTTAGAAGAAATTGACACCCTCTTGAAAGAATGCGCTAACAGTAGCGCCAGCGATTTATTGACCGTGGTTAAAATCTGCTTAGCAACCGGGGCCAGATGGTCTGAGGCTGAATCATTATCACTGTCTCAAATAACTAAAGACCGGATCACATTCATTAAAACTAAAGGCAAGAAAAACAGAACAATCCCGGTTAGCGAAGAATTAATAAAATCAATCCCTAAAAAAGAGTCTGGCGAACCGCTTTTCGTATCCTGCTATTCAGCTTTTAGAACTGCATTAAAACGGGCAAAAATTAACTTACCGGCTGGTCAACTATCCCATGTGTTACGGCATACTTTTGCCAGCCATTTCATGATGGCGGGCGGTAATATTTTGGTACTACAAAGAATACTGGGACATACCGATATAAAGATGACAATGCGTTACTCCCATTTTTCACCAAACCACCTCAACGAAGCTATAGATTTCAATCCGCTGAATCTGATAGAGATTGGCAGCAAAATGGCAGCAGAGGAAAGTAACCCTCACTAATATTCACCAACATTCACTATGTAAGTTATTGATAGCGTTGTAACTCATTGATTTTAAAGGCCCACGCACTGGACTCATAATCGCTTGGTCACTGGTTCAAGTCCAGTAGGGGCCACCAAATAAAACAAGGAGTTAGATGAGAAATCGTCTGACTCCTTTTTATTTGGTTTGAATACGTGATTACGCTACCCAAGATAGTAATCGCAAAAAGGGGGGTAGTTCTCACCAACACCCCAAACGTCAAAGAAGAAAATAAGATTCAAGGATAAATTTTATATTTCTCGCGTAACTTCAGATAATTATCAAGATCGGGCTGCCAGTTAGACTCCAGATAATTCACGGTCTCATCGACAGTTAATTTCTTCTTATCTGCTTCCTCCATTAATTTAACCAGATTGCGCGTACCTGTTAATTTAGCCAACCAAGTAGGTCGTATTAGAAAATACTCTTCCTGATGTTTCAGATAATTGGCCTCTCTCTGTGGGGAAAGAACCATAGAATAACCCACATCTTTAAATTTAAACCACCATTCAACAAAATAACGTATCGTCGGCTTAATATCGGCTATATTGACGGCAGTAAATTTTTCGCCACACACTTCTTTGCCCGCTTGCGGCCAACCTGTTTTCTGCTGGTTAATATCTACGTGATAGCAGGTGTTAATATAAAACTTTCTGGATGGGAAACCCAACTGCTCAAAGGGATAGTCTGAACCTCGACCCATATTAATACTGGTTGCTTCAAATACTCCCAAAGAAGGGTAAAGCTGAATAGCCAAATCACTGCGTAAATTTGGCGAAGGTCTTACTGGCAATAAATAAGGCGAATTATGTGTGTAATTGCCCATGGCGATAACAGTCAAATCTTCTGGGGGAAACTGGTAAGCTTTGATACCAAATGCCTGCCAATTTGAATCATTGAAATGTGTTAACCACCCCTCATTTATTATCATACGAGCAAACTCCCCAGACGTCAGCCCGTGCACCATAGGGACAGGATGCATACCAATACCTGAAATGTTCTTCTCTTCAAGAATTGGCCCATAAACATGGTTTCCGAGTGGGTTCGGCCGATCAAATACCATAAATTGTTTATGATACTTTTGCAGACTTTCTAACATATGATGCATGGAAATAGTGTAGGTAAAATAACGAACACCAACATCCTGTAAATCATAAATAACGATATCAACATCAGATAGCTGCGCTTCAGTGGGATGTGCCCTCATTCGCCCATCTTTATCTCTTCCATATAAAGAAATAATAGGAAGACCACTCAGTTTATCGATGTGATTATCATCCCCTAATCCGGCATCTGCATTTCCACGGATACCGTGCTCAACAGAGAATAATTTTGTCACTGTAAAATGGAATTTATTCTGCTCAGATAACAATTTGTCGATGGTATGACGTCCTTCCTTGTTAATCGAGCTTTGGTTGACCATTAAGCCAATACGTTTATTTTTAAGTAATGGCCCATAAACATTTTCCTGGTCAACGCCTAAAATAATTTCTTGGGTAACGCTGGCATGGCCAGCAGTTATAATAAATAGCCCATACAGACATAATAATATTCGCAGGAAATATCCCAT